ACTTGCTAATAACAGTACTGGGTGCAGACCTTGTATATATCACGGAAATGGTGGCGACGAAGCAAAGGAAAAGTTAGAGAAAATATCGAGTAAGGTTATCTCAAAATCTCCTGATTTATTTATTCCTATATATAATGGAATTGATATAATCGATCGGGATATGTTCATAGTTGACTTCATGACTCAAGACCAATGCGAAAGAATGATAGAACTTTCTGAAAAGCATGGTAATTGGAAAGGGATGGAAGGCGACAAGTTCCCAGCCCAAGAGATAAGAATAAAACAACTTGGTTTATGGGATGAGATGAAAAGCCATTGGGAACGGAACTTATATCCGCATATAGAAAGGTTTTGGAAGCCGATGGAGATGTATGGGCTTCGCGATGCATTTGCCATGAGATATGCTCTTGATACACAAACCAGTTTAAGGTTACATACTGATGCCAGTTTGGTTACAGGTTCAGTTAAACTAAATGACGATTATGAGGGTGCTATTTTAAAATTCCCCAGACAAGGGATAACTAATGAGCACGTTCCTGTTGGTAAAGCGATTATGTTTCCAGGGCAAGTGACTCATGGTCATGAATGTTCAGAATTAACTAAAGGTGTAAAATATAGCCTTACTATGTGGTCGTCTAGATATAATGGAGATATAAATTAAATGAATTGTGATTGCGGCGAAGCCCATAACCATAAGATGAAGTTTTATGTATTGACTTCGAGTAAAATGCCAGCACTAAGAAGGCACATTGACCCAGAGTATAGTAACATACCAAAGAGCCAATTGGTTGTTGTTATCAACTCATTAAGCGATGCGCACATAGAAGCTGCAACAGAATGGTGCGAAGAAGAAGGAATTGAATACCATATAACTGAATCTAACGGAACGCCAGCATATGGTAAGAACCGCATGCTAGAACTATTCTCTGAAAGCGATAATGATTATATGGTCATGATTGACGGTGATGATTATTTGACTCCTCATGGCGTTTATATGTATCAAGCTGTTGCTGAACAACACAACCCACCACAAGCCATTTGTTTGAAGAATCAAATATCAACAATGGCTGACTATGAATTGATGGCGGAGAAAGGTGTAAACCACACGACTTTGAGGCTCGAGGATATACCATACAAAGTTATTCAATTCTTCACAGCTAATTGGGATTCTATTCGTAAGTCAGACGTTGTTGGTAATCTACGTGCTATGGGATGCACTCAAGAAATGGCTGAGAAGCAAGGAAAGTGGCATCATGAATTTTATAGACTACAAGAGAAATATTGCGAAGCCAACGAGGCGCATTGTAGGGTCACGTGGGTCGGCAAGGAAGCAGCGAAGACCAGATTCCCAGAACACTTAATTGTTGGGGAAGATACTATTTTTTACTTCGAACTTAAACATAGACACGTAACAGAAGATTTAGATATTAGGTGTAATGATGAAATGCAACCAACATATATCTACGACCAAAGAACTCCGGGAACTGTATTTAATGAGGTCAATCAAGGAAAGGATTGGGCGTGGATGGAAAAATACAATAATGAAGTCTATAAGATGGAAGAAGAAGGAAATATACAACAGCTCGATTTGCCTTTACTAACTGTAGATTACCCATACCCATACAGCCCAAATGTTTTAAAGTTTGGAACTAACGGGCAGTTTGAATATTTTAATGGGGAAGAAAAGGGGTTGATTGACCTTCCGAATAATTCATCAGAAAAATCTTTACACAACGCTTATGAAAGGCTGACAAAGTTTTATAAATAGAGTAAACAAGCTCTAGAGAATGATTTTATGGCAGTCCCAAGCTCCAACATACGCTACACAAGAATCGAAACTGAAGTCAATGAGGCTATTGAAGCCCATCCATCGATACACGATGAGCTCATAAGATATTCGTGGTCTCGTTATCAAAGCGAAGACCCAGATGGCGGTACATACTATCAAGGACTCAGTCACCATTCTCTATGCAAAACGGCAATATTATACAAAGGTTTTATTGGGATTAGCGATCCATTCGCCCATTCCACTCATGGCGGATATTCAATTCAAGATATGGGGGGCTACGATTGGGAAAATCACGGAACAACTTTAGCTGATTGGGATGCCACACCCCATTTCAGTGGCGGGGATACTGGATCCTACGATTCGGATATCGCTGGTGGTAGCTATGATGATGGGCTTACTTTATCCTTGGCCTCAGGACCATTCCACGTCACATCAGAGGGAAATTCTAGATACGTAATATCGCCTTGCCGTGCCCATACAGAAATACAAACTGATTACAACTACAATGGCGGTAAGTTGCACATAATGGTCTCTAATGTCAGGGAATTTTCTAACAGGACGTATCCAGGAAGCGGATTTACAAGAAGCATAACACACAAATTCGTGGTTGATATTGGAAATGTCCAGTATATAAGGTCAATGAGATCGAGGTGGCGAGTAGAAAATTATTACGCTTCCCTGGACGATAGTCATGGGGTGGTTCTTGCAATGACAGAAAAAAATGGATCGAACCCAGCAAGCTATGAATATAAGCATGGCGAAACAGTTGCTAGCAACGGAGTGCGTGAAGGAAATCAGGGCGAATGGACTGGCCAGGTTCATGATATAACCCCCAAAACTATGGTTCCACAAGATAGCTGGCAATATGGAGCACATGGGACAAGCGATTTCGCAGGGGAAGAGTTTGGTTCCGGAACTAGATGCGTCAGTGCTTTTGGAGTTTACCAACGTGGCTCAAACGGTAATTTCAAGACCGCCTTGGTGCGACTTAACTCAGGGGGGCTTTACGAATACCAACTTAGATTCTATCATGATGCTGCAACTAGGGATTACACTGTTCTTAACATTCAGGCAGAATATAAGGGAAGTAGCAATTCCGCTAGGCGACTAATTCGAGCAAAGGCATTATGGGGCTAACCCCACAGGTTCCAGCTGTTATAAATAGAGTCAGAATAAACTAATTTGAGACTCTTAATATGGCGAACCCCGCATCTAGAACACAATTAAAAGAATATTGCCTTCGTAGACTTGGTGCGCCTGTCGTAGAAATTAATGTTGATGATGATCAAGTTGACGATAGAATTGATGATGCTCTTGCGTTCTATCGCGATTATCACTATGACGGCACCGAGCGTACATATAGAAAACACCAAGTCACCCAAACAGATATCGACAATGGATATATCACAGTTCCAGATACCATAACTGGTGTTATTAATATCTTCCCAATAGGAACTGGATTACAGGCAAATAACCTATTCAATCTAAGATACCAAATAACTCTAAATGAAGTCCACGATTGGGCTGGAGAGAAACTACAAAACTATGTAGCTTCAATGGAACGAATTGCTATGCTTGAAGAAATTCTTGTGGGCAAGCAACCATTAAGATATAACCGCCATACTGATAAGATTCATATTGATATGGACTGGAAACTAAGAGCACCAGTTGGGACTTATATTATTGTCGAATGCTACCAAGTCTTAGACACAAGCGTGAATACGGGCGTTTGGGGCGATTGGTGGCTACGTCAATATACAACTGCGCTGATAAAAAGGCAGTGGGGCGAAAACCTTAAAAAGTTTGAAGGAATGCAACTTCCAGGTGGTGTGACATTTAATGGTCAAACGATTTGGCAAGAAGCGACCGAAGAAATACAAAAACTCGAAGAAGAAGTACAGAAGAATTTCTCCATGCCAGCCATGGATATGATAGGCTAGATTATGCCAACTACAAACTTGTATTTTAACAACCATTCGCTTAGTGGCGAACAAAACCTTATAGAAGATTTGATCATCGAATCAATTAAAATTTATGGGGTTGATTGCTATTATATGCCAAGAACGCTTGTCGCTGAAGATTTGATATTTGGTGAAGACACACTATCTAAGTTTGATCATGCATATATGATAGAAATGTATATCAAGTCAGTTGATGGGTTTGAGGGTGAAGGCGATTTCCTTTCCAAGTTTAATGTTGAGATCCGTGACGAAATGGTTCTTACAGTATCACAAAGAAGATTTGGTGAAGAAATATCAGTTGAGGATACAACTAAAGATATTGGTCGACCTGCCGAGGGAGACTTAATTTACTTCCCGTTAAATAATAAAGTATTTGAAGTGAAGTTTGTTGAGCACGAATCTGTATTTTATCAGATGGGGTCGTTACAGACATATGACCTTCGTTGCGAGTTGTTTGAGTATAGTCATGAACGAATTGACACTGGCATCAACGCTATTGATGCGATTGAAGATGTTTATGGTGGCGATTACTTAGAGGAACTGTTACTAGAAGATGGTTCTGCCCTGAATACTGAAAACGACGAACTAATTACCGTCGAAGCTTCGGTGGCTAAAAAGCCTGAAGATAGCGATACAGGTGCAACTAATGAGCAATATAAATCTGGTGCTATTGACTTCATAGACTTCAGCGAGATGAACCCATTTAGCGAATGGGAGAGTTGGTAATGTTTGGCGCTCATTTTTATCACGGAGCAATCCGAAAATATATTATAATGTTTGGCTCAATGTTTAACGATATTGATGTTGTTCGTTATGACAAGCAAGGAAATAGAGTACAGGGGATTAGAGTTCCGATAGCATATGGTCCAAAAGAAAAGTTCCTTGCTAGGTTGAATCAAGATCCAGGACTGGATAGGCAAGTAGCAACTCAGTTGCCAAGAATGTCATTTGAAGTAACTGATATGGCATACTCCCCAACCAGAACTCTTAATAAGATGCAGAGAAATACTTCTATTAATGGTGATAGTAGTAGCACTCTGCGTTCACAATTTACACCTGTTCCTTATGATATAAGTATTACGTTATCGGCTATGTTTACTAACAATGAAGATGCGGTTCAGGTTGTTGAGCAGATATTGCCATACTTCAGACCAGAATTTACACATAGCGTGAAGTTGGTTTCAGAGATAGATCAATACTATGATATCCCAACGGTACTTCAAGGGATGACGATTGAAGATACATATGAAGCAGATTTTCAAACTCGCAGAGCTATTATATACTCTTTTAACTTTGTCGTCAAGGGTTATATCTTCGGTCCAGTTTCTAATAAGGGTACTATTAAAAGAACTGTTGTTGACTTTAACATACCTTCTGGCGATACGTTGGTGAACGCAGCTGAGGGTCCAAATAAGCGGTTGGTATTGACACCTGGACTATTGGCAGATGGATCGCCAACTACAATATCAGCCGATAGCGTTTCCCCAGGAACTATATCAGCTGATTCTGATTTCGGGTTTGCGTTCGATAGTGAAGACTTTTTCGATGGTGAAACAAGATAATAATATGAGCATTAATTATGAAAAATATAGTAACAGACAATTTGAATCAAATATTTGATGTAGAGTCTGAATTGGTAGATGATAGTAAGCCTCCAATCGTTCGAGAAGAAAGAACTGACCTGCCCGACGATATAGCAAAAGATTACACATACGCAAGAGAAAACCTTTACGATGTTATTGAGAAGGGCAGTTCCGCTCTTGACGAACTAGTACATTTAGCAAAGGCTAGTGAGCACCCAAGAGCGTTTGAGGTCGTTTCGCAATTGACTAAGACGCTAGTTGATGCCAACAAAGATTTACTCGAAATACAAAAGAAAGTAAAGTCTCTCAGAAAAGAAGATGAGCAGAAAGGTCCAAATAGCGTGACCAACGCATTATTCGTAGGAAGCACTTCTGAGTTACAAAAATTAATTAAAGGCGATAACGAAGATGTATGATTATAAATGTAAAGTGGTAAAAGTGGTTGACGGTGATACAGTCGACGTAGATATTGATCTGGGGTTTGGTGTCTGGATGCGTGATGAGCGTGTCCGTGTTATGGGAATTGATACCCCTGAATCTAGAACTCGAGATTTGGTCGAAAAGAAGTTCGGTTTAGCTGCAAAAGAAAGACTCAAAGGGTTACTCGGAAAAACATCAGTCCTTAGAACGCAAGTGAGTAAGTCTGGGGAGGACATGAAGGGGAAATTTGGTCGTATTCTTGGCGACTTTGATGTGTACTGTTATGATACTGATTCTTGGCGACCAGTTACTAAAGTTATGATTGAGGAAGGTCATGCTGTTGAATATCATGGGCAAAGTAAAGATGACATTAAAGAAGCCCACCTTGCCAACAGGGAAAGGTTGTGGGAAGAGGGCGTAGTTCCACGTGGCTAGTGAAACATACAACGGCAATCAACTCCTAAAGCGCAAAGGCGTTCAGATACAGTGGGAGCATGATCATGTAAAGGAATTTATTAAATGTTCCTCAGACCCTATCTACTTTGCCGAAAAGTATATTCAGATAGTACATGTTGACCATGGTTTAATACCCATGAATCTCTATGATTATCAGCGTGAGATTATACAAAAGATATCCCATAATAGACGTGCTGCTGTTGTAACTTCGAGGCAGGCTGGTAAGACTACAACTGCCGTGGCGGTTATCCTACACTTTATTCTTTTCCAAGAACATAAAACTGTAGCTCTCCTAGCTAACAAAGGTGATGCTGCTCGTGAGATTCTAGACCGAATTAAAATCGCATACGAAGCATTACCGCAGTGGATGCAACAAGGCGTAGTTGAATGGAACAAGGGTTCGGTTCAGTTTGAAAACGGATGCAAGATTATTGCTGCTGCGACTTCTTCATCTGGTATTCGTGGTAAGTCGGTATCGTTCCTGTATATTGATGAGACTGCGTTTGTTGAAAACTGGGATGAGTTCTTTGCTTCTGTATTCCCAACAATATCATCTGGTGATACTACTAAGATTCTACTAACGTCAACCCCAAACGGATTGAATCACTTCTACAAAACATGCGAAGGCGCAAGAGAAGGAACTAATGGTTATGAGTTTGTCGAAGTTTTATGGAAGGATGTTCCAGGAAGAGATGATAAGTGGAAGCTAGAAACTCTACAGGCAATGGACTTTGATTACGAAAAGTTTTCTCAGGAATATGAGTGTCAGTTTCTAGGGAGTTCGGGTACATTGATCGAAGGCAGTAAGCTAAAATCAATGGTAACTAAAGAACCAGCTATAGATAACGGTACGATGAAACAGTATGAAAGGCAACAAGATGGCAGAGCATACGCTTGCGTTGTTGACGTTTCTCGTGGTAAAGGATTAGATTATTCCGCATTTCAGATTATAGATGTAACTGAAATGCCATATAAACAAGTTTGTGTGTATAGAGATAACTATATCACTCCAGCAGAATATGCCGAAGTAATATATAGAGCGTGTAAATCTTATAATGACGCAACAACTCTGATAGAAATTAATGATATTGGTGAACAGGTTGCAGAATTACTGCATTTTGAGTTTGAGTATGAGAACATACTATTCACCGAAAGCGCAGGAAGATCTGGTAAGAGAATATCTGCTGGGTACAGTAAGCGTTGTGATAAGGGTATAAGAACAACAAAAACAGTTAAGTCGGTTGGCTGTTCAATTTTAAAACTTTTAATTGAACAAGACCAGTTGATAATAAATGATTTTCAAACGATAAAAGAATTATCTACATTTTCAAGGAAAAGAAATTCGTTTGAAGCTGAGTCGGGTGCGCATGATGATCTGGTCATGTGCCTTGTTTTATTTGCTTGGTTGTCTGATCAAGCATACTTTAAAGAAATTACAGACATTAATACACTGATTGAGCTTAAAGAGAAATCTGATAAAGAGATGATGGACAATTTATTACCATTTGGATTCCATGATGACGGAATACCAGATGAAAACATTATAGAATATCCTACGCAAGATCCGTTTGGTAACAGCGATTATGTTACCAATGGGAACTTTGATAATTACTAAACATCGTGTTTTTATAAATATCATCAGTTGAATAACTATAAAAACTCTATTTTTTAAGGAGAATAGCAATGCCTTTCCAAGTAAGTCCTGGAGTTAATGTAAGTGAGATTGATCTCACAACGGTAGTGCCTGCCGTAGCAACCACAGAAGGTGGTTTAGTAGGCGAATTCCGTTGGGGTCCAGCTGGTACACGTGTACTACTAGATTCGGAAGATCGACTTGTAAACATTTTCCAAAAACCCAACACCAATACTGCTGAGGATTTCTTCACAGCAGCAAACTTTTTATCATATGGTAATGCCCTGTATGTGGTTCGCGAGACCCCGACTGGTGCGTTAAACTCTGCCCAAGTATTAGCAGACGCTACTTTGTTTAAGCAAGGCGCTGATAGCACTGACTGGCCAACCACAGCCCCAACTAGCGGTTCTTTCTTTTTCGGTAAGTATCCTGGAGCACTAGGTAACTCTTTGCGTATTTCTGTATGTCGCGATTCAGTTGACTACAGCTCAAGCACTATTGCTTTTGAATATGAAATTGACAGAAATAGTGACCAATTAAACCTTTTAAGCACTAATGTAGCATCTGTTTCTGCAGAATTAGCGGTTGGTGATATTGTAGAGCTTGGCGCTGAAAAGCAAAGAATTAAAATTAAAGCAATCGCCACTGCTACATCTGACCTTGATGCAGATGGTGCATCTGATGATGTACTGGTAACCCTAGAAGCAAAATATAAGGGTGATGATGTTTCTATACTTGGCGCCGATGCTGCGGCAATTGTTCGTCACTGGGAATTCTCTGATGTGTTCGACACGGCTCCAGGATCTTCTGCTTATGCTTTGGCTAATGGTTCTGCAAATGATGAGATCCACGTAGTTGTTGTTGATGCGGGTGGTGAATTCAGCGGTACTGCTGGTTCAATCCTAGAGGCGTATAACGGTCTTTCCCTTGCCTCTGATGCTAAAACTGAGCAAGGCGCAGGTAACTTCTGGTTTAATGTACTTAATACACAGTCTCAATATGTTGCTGCTTTTGATGGCGCTATCTTCACTAACGCTGGTACAACAATATCTGCATCAGTTGATGCTGCGTTTGGCGGAACTGGAGATGCTACTATTTCAACTCTGGCACGTGGCGTTCGCCTTACTGGTGGTAAGGATGCTACTGATGGTGATGAGGCAACCACATTAACCGCTGCTCAAAAGATCACTGGCTATGACCTATTTAAGAATGCTGAAGACGTTGACGTTTCCTTCTTATTAGGCGGTAACGCTGATCAAACTCTAGCGTTAAAGTTAATTGATATTGCTGAATCTCGTAAAGATTGTCTTGCGGTTCTTTCTCCTGAGAAGGCTGATGTTGTAAATGCTGGTATCAATGCAAGAGATAATGTTATCGAATTCCGTGACAGCTTATCTTCAACTTCATATGCAGTTATGGATTCTGGTTGGAAATATCAGTACGATAAGTACAACGATGTATACCGCTGGGTCCCACTAAATGCTGATACTGCTGGTCTTATGGTTCAAACTGACTTGACTCGTGACCCATGGTACTCACCTGCTGGTTATAACCGTGGCAACATGAAGAATGTTGTTAAGTTGGCTTACAACCCAGGAAAGGGCGACCGTGATCAACTGTACAAGAAAGGTGTTAACCCAGTTATCACTCAACCTGGACAGGGTACTGTGTTGTTTGGCGATAAGACGTTGCTAAGCAAGCCATCTGCCTTTGATCGTATCAATGTTCGTCGCTTGTTTATCGTTCTCGAAAAAGCTATTGCGACTGCTGCTAAGTTTACTCTGTTTGAATTTAACGATGAGTTTACTCGTAGCCAGTTCACTAATTTGGTTGTTCCTTTCCTACGTGACGTACAAGGTCGACGTGGTATTACAGACTTCCAAGTAGTATGTGACGGATCTAACAATACTGGAGAAGTTATTGACCGAAATGAATTTATCGGCGATATCTATATCAAACCAGCTCGTTCTATCAACTTCATTCAGCTGAATTTCGTTGCGGTTCGTAGCGGTGTAGAATTCTCTGAAGTAGTTGGTCGAGTGTAATAAATATAACGTATAGAATCGGGAGATACGAAAATGGCGTTTAATGTAAATGAGTTCTCTGGAGCTTTGAAGGGGGGTGGAGCTCGTGCTTCACTTTTCCAAGTTCAGATTACTAATCCAATCAACGGTGTTGCTGATGCGCAAGTACCATTTATGGTAAAAGCTGCTCAAGTACCAGCATCAACCCTTGGCGTTATCGAAGTTCCTTACTTCGGTCGTCAGGTAAAAATTGCTGGTAACCGCACTTATGCTGAGTGGGCACCTACGATTATCAATGATGAAGACATGGCTATTCGCAATGCTATGGAGCAGTGGTCAAATGCAATCAACTCTGCTCAAGGTAATGTGACTACAGCTGGAGGAACTGCTCCTAGTTTGTATAAGTCGAATGCTCAAGTTACTCAATACTCAAAAGACGGGTCTATCCTCCGTGTTTACAACTTCGTTGGTATTTACCCAACTGAAGTTGCTGCTATTGATTTGGCTTGGGACAGCGAAGCTATCCAGGAGTTCGGCGTGACATTCCAGTATGATTATTGGGAAGTTGTTGGCGGAAATACTGGCGACGCTGGCGGGATTTAATCCTAAAAAGTGATCATGGGGTGTTCATATAAATAAGTATGACACCCCAAATATTATGAGGATAATACCATAATGGCTATAGAACTATTCGGCTTTCAAATAGGGCGCAAAGAAGATGAGTTACCTCCGACGGTACAATCATTTGCGCCACCACCAAATACAGATGGCGCTCTGAATGTCACCGAAGGCGGTGCTTTCGGCACAACTGTAGATCTAGATGGTGCAGCCAAAAACGAAGCAGCATTAATTACTCGTTATAGAGAAATGTCCCTGCAGAGCGAATGTGATAAAGCTATTGACGATGTGTGTAATGAGGCTATTATATTTGACGATACTGATGGCGCTGTCGATGTTGTGCTTAATGACATAAAACAGCCTGTTTCTATCAAGAATAGGATTCGTGAAGAATTTGTTGAAGTCTTAGATTTACTGAATTTTAATAATCAAGGATATGATATTTTTAGGAACTGGTATGTTGACGGGAGAATATATTATCATATCATGATCGATACTAAATTCCCAAGGGATGGTATCAAAGAATTGCGTTATATTGACCCTCGTAAAATTAAAAAGATGAGAGTCGAGAAAAGAGATAATAAAGATACAAATATTCAAGGTAATGCCCAAGTATCGGCTAAGAAATATGATGAGTATTTTGTTTATTCCGCTCGAGGTGTATCTGCTGGTAATCAGGGTGTTAAGATTTCTTTAGACTCTATCGCATTCTCTCATAGTGGGTTGATGGACGAAAGAAATAGTATGGTTTTGAGTCACTTAAATAAGGCTATAAAACCAATGAACCAGTTGCGTATGCTTGAAGATGCGACTGTTATCTACCGTTTGGCTCGTGCGCCAGAGCGTAGAATATTTTATATAGACGTGGGCAACTTGCCTAAAGCTAAAGCTGAGCAATACCTTCGTGACATGATGGTTAAGCACAAGAATAAATTAGTGTATGATGCTAACTCTGGTGAGGTTCGTGATTCCAGAAAGCATCTAACTATGCTAGAAGATTATTGGCTACCTCGTAGAGAAGGAAGTAGTGGTACTGAAATTAGTACACTTCCAGGTGGCCAAAACCTTGGTGAAATGGACGATGTTGAATACTTCAGAAGAAAGTTGTATGAATCATTAAACGTACCAGTATCAAGGTTAGAATCTGAAAATCAGTTTAATATTGGTAGAGCTTCGGAAATCAACAGAGATGAGTTGAAGTTCTCCAAGTATATTGCTAGACTCAGAAGTCGCTTTGCCGAATTGTTCTATATACTACTAGAAAAGCAACTTCTACTGAAAGGTGTTATCACAAAGGATGAATGGGCTGACATTAAGAAAGGTCTGCGGTTTGACTTCCTTGAAGATAATCACTTTGCTGAGTTAAAGAAATCAGAGATACTGCGTGAAAGGTTGTCTTTGGTACAAGATGTTGATCAGTTTGCTGGTAAATACTATTCTCAAGATTGGATTCGTAGAAATGTATTAATGCAATCTGAAGAAGAAATTAAAGAAATCGATGATCAAATTGGCCAAGAAGATAATGGCGAAGATGATGATGCTGATTTTTAAGTATAAATAAATTTGGAGAATATTATGAGTGAGCAAGAAGAAGTTACTGTTACATCAATCGACGCTGTTAATATGGCAGCAGATGGAGATGTAAACGGATTTAAAAGTACTATCAATGATTTGTTAATGGATAAAGTAAGAGATGCTGTAGATGTAAAGCGGTTTGATGTTCAGGCTAGTTTTATGTCTCAAGATGAACCAGAAGAAGTAGAAACTACGACAGAGGAATAGCAATGGCTATCAAAAGATTTAAATCATTCGTTGCCGAAGAAAACACTGCTGATGACTTGAGCAAAACTGCTGGAGAAACTCCAGAAAAAGAATTAGCACCTAAAGCTAAGGGTGAGAAAGAGTTTGCTGACAAGCATAAAATGACTGTAACTAAGCACCCTGTAGCTGGCGATCACCAGTTTGACGGTGACCGTGCTGAGATTACTGAAGGGAAAGCTAAGAAAGAAGAAACTTGCCCTGAGTGTGAAGGCGAAGGTGATGATTGTGAGTGTGATGACGATGAGGAATCTGACTTGTCGGAAGGCAAAGTCGTAGATCAACTTCAAGCTATCACAAAAAGCAAATCTGCTAAAAAAGTTAAGTTCGGTAATGGTAAGAGCGAAGAGCTCGATATGACCACTGCTGCAGCTTTGCTAAATATGTTAAAGAAACTAAAGCCAGCTAATAAAGCAAAGGCTGAAAAAATGTTGGAGAAATCGCCTGAGGGTATGTTCCAACTATTAGACGTTGCGTTTGGAGGCAAATAATGAAAGTACTCGGTGCTACAGTTGCGCTTGCCGCTGCGACAACTAGTGTTAAAGGCGATCAAGCGGTTCGTTTGGTTGCTGGCGCTGCTGGCGATGTAACTATTAGAAATGCTGCTGACAATGATGACTTTGCTGTTCTTACTATGGTAGCAAATGAAGTTATAGTTTTAAGCCTAGAGCCTGGACAGGGTCTGCGTGGAGCAAATACTTTTAAAGCTACTCCGATCGCAAGGTCGGGAATTTAGAATTAGGATTATATTATGAGTTGGTCTGCCGGACAACCTTTTGAATATTGCACTGATGTTATAAATTTAACAACTGAATCTAATGATGTTGAATTAAATACAGATGTTGAAGTGTGGAATACAAATACAGAGTCTGATTGTTGGGCGGTAGCAGAAACTCAGGGTGATGGAAATATTGATGTTTGGCTTAGACCAAACGATAAAATTTATTTTAAATTTTTTCAGTTTGATTCTGTAAGGTTGGGCGACGCCTCTCCTGATCACACTGGGCTACAAGTTAGGGGCATTAGAAGATTAACGTCTCCTGCTGAATAAAAAAAGAGATAAAGGAAAATAAGATGAAATTAATCTGCGAAGTAAATGAAGATATCAATTATCTGACAGAAGCCAAAGATGATAATGGCAAGAAGTCATATTTCATCGAAGGTGTTTTCTTGCAAGGCGATATTAAGAATAGAAACGGTCGAGTATATCCCGCAGAAGTTCTTGATAAAGAAATTGCTAGATATAATAAAGAATATGTAGAAAAGAACCGTGCGTATGGTGAGTTAGGTCACCCGCAAGGTCCAACTATTAATTTAGAGCGTGTATCTCATATGATTACGGGTTTGAAACGTGATGGTTCAAACTTTATGGGACGTGCTAAGATTATGACTGAAACACCATATGGTGCGATTGTTAAGTCGCTTATGGATGAGGGTGCCCAATTAGGTGTATCTTCACGTGGTATGGGCACAGTCAAACCAAATGGGAAGGGAGTAGCGGAAGTGCAGAATGACTTCTACTTGGCAACAGCAGCTGATATTGTAGCAGACCCATCTGCTCCAGATGCATTTGTCCAAGGTATCATGGAAGGTAAAGAGTGGGTTTGGGAGAACGGAATCATCCGTGAAGCTACCATAGCCGATTATCAGAATGAAATCAAAACATCTTCAAAGAAAAACCTTGAAGAAGCTAAGATTAGAGTGTTTGAAGATTTTATTTCTAAATTATAATTTTTATAAATACACGTGTTAACCAATTAATTTGTACAGGAGATATCCGATGTCTGATCAAGACTTAAAAGAGCTAGACGATACGATTGCTGAAGAGCAAGAAATCGTTGAAGCTTCAGCGGACAAAGAAGTTGATGGGGAGAAAGCTGCTGATGAAGTCGCTTCTACTGTCAAGAAATCCGCACCGAAACAAGCACCTGTACCCAAGACTAAGTCTGGCATGATCAATGCTATGCTTGACGCAGTTAAGGGTAAGAAAAAAGATGACCTCGCAGCTTCATATGAGTCTATTATGTCTGCTATGAAAGTTGAAGGGTTTGAAGCTGCTGAAGAAGAAGTTGCTGAAGAAACTCAGTCAATCAAAGAAATTCGTCAGATCTCTTCTGAAGATGTTTCTGTTGCTGAAGATGTTGAAGCAATGTTTAGCGGTGAAGAACTTTCTGAGGAATTCACTACTAAAGCTACTACTATCTTTGAAGCTGCTGTAGTATCAAAAGTAAACCAAATCCTAGAAACAGTTACTGTTGACTTTGAAAGCGAACTTGAAGCTGAGAAAGTTCAAATCGCTGAGAAACTCTCTGAGCAAGTAGACTCTTATCTTGAGTATGTTGCTGAAGAGTGGATGAAAGAAAACGAACTAGCTGTTGAGCAAGGCATCCGTTCTGAGATTGTTGAGAACTTCATGACTGGACTACGTGGTCTATTCACTGAAAATTATATCGACATCCCAGAAGAGAAAGTTGACTTGGTAGACGAGTTGGCTGGAAAGGTAACCGAGCTTGAATCTTCAATCAATGAAGAAATGGAAAGAAACATCGTGCTTCGTAAGGAGTTAGTTGAGGCTAAGCAATCTGCTATCTTGACTTCTGCTTGTGAAGATATTACTGAGTCTCAAGCTGCTAAGTTGCAGTCACTAGCTGAAGGCGTTGCATTTGACGATGCTGACTCTTATGCTGCTAAACTTGAAACTCTAAAGGAAAGCTATTTCCCTAAGGAAGAAGCTATTACTGAAGAAGTAGTAATCGATGAAGATGAACCTCTTGAGTTGTCTGAAGAGGCTACACCTGCTAGCGACCCTAGCATGAATGCATACTTGAATGCCATTTCGAAAAGCATTAAAAAGTAACATATTATAAATAAACTGTAATAATAAAAAGGTCTTATTTAAGGAGAACCTATAATGTATCAAACTGACGAACTTCAAAAGAAGTGGCAACCTGTATTAGAGCACGCTGATCTCCCTGAGATTGCTGATGCTCACAAGCGTTCAACAGTAGCCACCTTACTAGAAAACCAAGAACGAAACGCAATGGAGCAAGCTGCTCAAAGTGGTGGCGCATTCCGTCCTTCACTATTAGGCGAAGCTGCACCAACTAACGCAACTGGCGGTAGCGTAGACAATTTTGATCCAGTATTGATCAGCCTTGTTCGTCGCTCTATGCCAAACCTAATTGCATATGACGTATGTGGCGTTCAGCCAATGACTGGTCCAACTGGTCTTATCTTTGCAATGAAATCACGCTATACTGGCCAATCTGGCGATGAAGCGCTATTCGACACTATCAACACTACTTTCAGTGGTTCTGCTTCTGCTAATGATGCTTCTCAGTTTACCATCGGTAACGGTGCTGCTGATCGTGGTACTGGCGCTGCTTCTGGTACTGATCCTTCTGGTACTTACACAGTATCTACTGGTATGGACACTGCTAATGCTGAAGCTCTAGGCGATAGTGCTACTAATGGCTTTAACGAGATGGCATTCTCAATTGATAAAGTTTCTGTAACTGCTGTAAGCCGTGCGCTGAAAGCTGAGTACACTATGGAACTTGCTCAAGACTTGAAATCAGTACATGGTCTAGACGCTGAACAAGAACTAAGCAATATCTTGTCTTCAGAAATCCTTGCTGAAATCAACCGTGAAGTAATTCGTACTATCAACATCACTGCTTCTGCTGGTGCTCAAACCGATGTAACTTCTACTGGTACTTTCGATCTAGACACTGACTCTAACGGTCGTTGGTCTGTTGAGAAGTTCAAAGGCTTGATCTTCCAAATCGAGCGTGATTCTAATCAAATCGCTAAAGACACTCGTCGTGGTAAAGGTAACGTGATGATCTGTTCATCTGACGTTGCTTCTGCTCTGAACATGGCTGGCGTACTTGATTACACTCCTGCTCTTAGCAATAACCTACAAGTAGATGATGCTGGTAATACTTTTGCTGGCGTACTGAACGGTCGTATCAAAGTATACATCGATCCTTACACTACTGGCAACTACTACACTCTTGGCTACAAAGGTACTTCTGCCTTTGACGCTGGCTTGTTCTACTGCCCATATGTGCCTTTACAAATGGTACGTGCTGTTGGTGAGAATACTTTCCAGCCGAAAATCGGCTTTAAGACTCGCTACGGTATGGTTGCTAACCCATTCGCTACTGGCGAAGGCGCTGGTATTGTTGGTACTGATACTAACGACAAGAACAAGTACTACCGTCGTGTAACAGTTGCTAACCTTATGTAAGCAATAAAAACAAGATCTGTTTTAACAGGCGTTTTAAGGGGTGGCTTCGGCTACCCCTTTTTTTAT